GCATCACTGTGACACAGCCAAGCACAATACCATAAACCATACCCTGCATTGATGGATCTACTGCTGCTGCAATACCATCAGAAAAGGCATTAGACCCTGTTGCTCCCACTACTGCCCCCAAGAATGGGTTTGATTCTTTACCTAGTTTCTCAGCTAACCACCCTTCAAAGTCTACGCCGAAGTACATTCCAAAGAGTACGATGCCGTTATCCAACATACCAAACATCATACCATCTGGGATACAATCAAACATCATTTTCTCTCGCTTATGATTTTAAGTTGATGACCCAAGAAAGGGAAAATAGTCCTTTTACCATGCAATAATATCCAGTATCTCTCTTGATAACTCTGTGTAATCGAAGTCCTATCAATCCTCATAATCAGTCCATGTAAACCAACTGTTGGGCATCTTACAAGATCACCGACTTTCACTAAGCACCTCCAGATTATCTTCCGCCGAATACACTGGTCCAGTCATCCCCTTCCACCAAATCAAACAGTTCTTCCACTGAGGAAGGGGTCCAACCATTTCTGTTTCAAGGATTAATCCACAGCTGTACATAACGTCGCAGACATTTACCATCCCTTGCGGGTGCTTAACCAGATCACCTGTTTTCACTTATAACCTCGAAAGCAAAAGACGCCTCTTCTGATACATACGAATAACCTTTACAAAACCAAAGTATATCATATATGCGTATATCTTGACCTGGCGCACACGAATGAGGTCTATCAACTATATCTGTAATCAATCCGTGTTTTCCCTTTGTCCAGCCGTGTTTTACCAAGTCGCCGACTTTCATTTCTTTTTTGATGCCTTATACATTTTGAGGTCACTTCTCTTGAAAAATCCTGGCTTGCTCCATCTCATTCTTTTCAAACCTTTATGTTTAGGACTGATCCATTGAACGACATAATAAGTTGCCTTGTCCCAATGATAATCACCCTTGTTTATCTCAGTAAGAAGCCCAACTAGTTTGCCGTCTTGCCAATCCCGGTGCCAGCGCCACATATTTTCAAGATTAGAACCGTACTGTGACAGTGTTACTAAGTCGCCTACTTTCATTTTGCCTCCGATACTATTATTAAGTTTTCTGGTTGTTCACAGCAAACACTCTGCATATCTCCCCATTTTACTGGATAGACCTTAGCTTTGAGATCTTCCGATGAAAAAAAATCTTCAAGATCTTCTTCGCTGAAAGAATCCGCGAGGGGTTTGCCTTTTCCAATAACAATGCCTAAACTAGGTTCCTCGTCATTTTTGTATAAAACCAATGTTCCGATTTTCAACATGCACCCATTATAGCAAAGATCGAAGCGGTTGTCAAGAAAAAAATTATTCAACAATCTCCGGCACTTATAACTTCCAACCCGTCAATAGCGACCAAACGTGACCAGCCTGACGGACTGACAACGCGAACATGACTATAAGAAAACATAGTTTCTTTATCCTGATAGGGCTCGGCTCCGAGTTGCTTTTCCATATCGATGACCACAAAAAGATTATCATCAGGATAACCCTTCATGAGATCATCTTTCCAATAAACTAAGTCACCTACTTTCATCTTCTCAACAGGGGGTGGGTCCGCCCCAAATATTTTCTTTGCCATACATGGCCTCAAGCATTTCTTTGGCTGCGAAAAAATTAGGGGCCTGGACATAGACTTCTATGTGGCCAGAACCAATCTGTAATTTTGCTCTCCAGTTTTGCATTTTATATCTCCTTTATAAAATAATCTCTAAACAAGTTGAAGGGTACCAACCTGATCTTGTGATGTAGCTAATTTTACGCCACCGAACGTAATATACGTCTGATGGATTTCCCTGTATATTTTTAGGTGCAGCACTATTGTTTTTACCAGTATCAGTTATAATGCCTATGCCCAATAGATCTGTGTGATCCGTGTTGTAAACATATTTTACTAAGTCGCCTATTTTCATCTTGTATATACATCATATCAAATATTTTGTTCGTTGTCAAGGAAAAAATTGCTTGACGTTTTCAGGCGCTTACAATATGTAACTCTTCTTCTCTTGCCCAATCTGTCCAGCCTGTCTCGGGTTCAACAACACGAACATCACAGTTGAGACTCGCCAATTCAATAACAACCATTGGTTTTTTACTTACAAACCCATGCAACAGTTCTGCTTTCCAACAAACTAAATCACCGACCTTCACTTATGACCTCCACTTCTCTATCAATACACCACGACGACCCATTTTCCGGGGTCATCCACACCACTAAATACCACGTATGGACGTCCTCTTTTCTAATCGTGGTAACAACGCCTTTCAGGCCATTATGAATCGAGTCAGAATATCTTTTTACTACCAGATCACCTACTTTCACTGATTACCTCTAGAGCGTCAGCACAAAGCGGGTGTCTATAGCCAAACTTAGGAAATAAGATGAAAAATGTACCAGGGTTGCGTTCCTTCTCCACTATTCCAATTTCTCCTTTAAGTGGCAAATTCAACATGATACAATGATCACTCTCAAGGTGAGAAACCTTTGGCTGCCAAATGCAACGAACTAAATCACCTACTTTCATTATCCCTCTCATCGTTTGCAATTCCAAGCATGGCATAACCACAAATATCTCTCCACGGGCTTTCGCCAAATGCATCCTTCTTTGTGGCTAGTCTAAACAATTTATCAATAACTCTTGTAATCGCTAGAGCATCTCTGTATTGTTCAGGTTTTATGCCATCGGGGTAAAGAACTTTAAGAATCTCACATGATTGTCCAAAAGAATTGCCATAAGCCTTGTTCTTTTCTTGTACAAGTTTCCCAATTTCTAATCCAATCTCCTCATAATTATAATCTTTCATTTATTACCTTTTGTTTTCGCAAGTATTTCTAATTCGTCATAAAATAGTGTTGCTTTAGTTCCATCAAGAAAAACAATCTTCAACCAGTGTTCTTCTGCTCCAAACTGATCGTATTTCTTAGAAGCGCCCTCCATAACAACATCGACAACAACACCAGTTATGTTTTTGTTTTCAGTCTCTCCTGGATAGTGAGATGTCTCTTTCATTTTAACCAAGTCGCCAATTTGTATTTTCTTACTCTTCATTCTCTACCGGCATAAGCCAGCTCTCTGCTAACTGCATTTTCTTCCCATTTCTAAATAAAACTGTAAATGACTCCATATAAGGAAGCTCCGGAAAATCTAAAATATCCCCCTCTATCCGCACCAATATCCCTGTACAGTCTCCCAACGTTTTCATGTAGATATCATCAAAAACATGTGAATATCTTGCTATCTTCTTTTGATTGACCTTTACCAAGTCACCGACTTTCATCTTTCGATTTCCAAACACGTTCCCATCATAACATCAATCGAATCGGTTGTCAAGAAAATAATTATTTTTTCTTTTTCTTAGCTTTTTTTAGCTTTGTGTCTTTGCACATCTCTTTGGCTTCTTTTGAGCTTAGACTAGGTTTTCCCTTGAACTTCTTTCTGCTCTTCCCCGTCTGAGCACAAGCCCACTTTCTTTGCTTCTCGCTGTAGGCTTCGTCGAGTTCCTTGCTCTCTTTTAGATTAGCTAATTTCTTTACTTTCTTTGTTGATAATTTCAAATCACCTGATTTATAACTGCCATCTGAATTGTATAACCCAACCAAACCCGAATCCTTTTTTCTTATTCTTATCAATCCGTTTGAAAGTTTTTCCACCGAATAGTCGTCAGCTTCCACTTCTTCTTCGAGGTAAACTTCTCTTTTTTTTGAAAGTTCGTCCTTTGCCGGTTCGCCTTCGCCAAAACCTCTTTCTTCTAGAGATCTTTTAAGTGCCTCTTTAATAGTTTGTTTTAATTGTAACTCTGTTAACTTCATAATAGTAACTAGTCACTTACTCCGGGTAATTGACGTTGCTTCTTCATTTTTACGTAGTCTCTTTCTCTTACAACCCAATCCTTTTCTTCGTCATAAGTTATGAGACGCGTACGAAGGCCAAAATCTTCGTAATCCTCAATCTGTTTTTCTTTATTTTTTTCTTTGTCTTTCAACCATTTGCCCTCAACCATATCGTAAATTTTCATAATTTGGATCTCCATGTCTGCTAACGATTATACATCTTTTTTTATACACCCAACAAAAACCATTTTCAGTCGTTTCCAAGGGAACAGGTGACTTTCCAACCCAGTGAATCTTAATCATTAAATCAAAATCTCCAGCGACTACTGCAAAGCCCGCAAGATAGTGCTTATGAAAATCCACTCTAGACCATCTGATTAAATCACCTATCGTTGGTTCAAGTATCACATAATAAATATAACACTAATGTCGTCTTCTCCCCTGTCCTCTCGAATTCTTTTTCTTTTTAAGTAACATTTATTTCCTCCATGCCTCTATACACAATAATATAGTTATTAACCAGCATAAAGCCAGCAATGTTATAGACGGGCTCATAACTGTTTAATACTCCTTGTTTGGTTTTTTATGTTTCTCTTTTTTTTCACCTTCTATGACTTTGAACCTTGATCTCCTTAGCGCAGCATCATCTTTATGCTGTTTGCCTTGCAGGTCGTCAACGAATTCTCCAAATTCTTTAACCCAATCCACTCGTTCTACTGCGTAAAGTAGAAAAGCCAATGTAAAACGAATATTGTCGCAAGCCTCTCCAACACCAATTGGAGCGTATATTTCTGGAGGAGCATCATCACGCAAAATGATAGCACCTTCTTTCTCTGTTAATTTAATTTTTTCTTCGTCCATACTAAGCCATTTCATATCTATCTTCAACAATAAATCTTGACAGTTCTCCATTCAAACTCTTGCCGCCATTTCTGGGTACCCACTGTAAACAAAACTTGTCCAGGCTAGAATCATCTGGGTGTTTTTTAATTTCTAATATAAATAAAAGCGGCGTTTTGGTGTACCTAAGATCATCTTTTCTGGGTTGTAATAAATCTCCAACTTTCATATTTTTATAATACCATTTTCACTTTGATCTGTCAAGTGTTTTTTTTGAAACAATTTCTAAACTGCCGGCGCTGTGGAGTAACCCTGCTGCAATCCAACCATCTTTTCTTATTGGCGGATAAGACAACGGAGATATATCAACTGTCTCTTTATCAATACTCCAATATATCTTAACCATTTCACCCTCTTCATTTGATTTTGGTATTTTACTTATTTCTGTTATGATTCCACACAGTTTTCTACCACCAGAACTTTTATAACAAACCAAGTCGCCAACTTCAAATTTATTTTTTCGCTCTTGACAAAATCCTGAGTTCATCTAAGGTAGCAATCCATCTTTCTTGTCCATCAACGTATACTTTGTAACACATGTCACTCCTATTGTAGTTGTTAGAATAAACTGTAATTTCAAACTCTCCCAGATATACTGCTCTTTTCGGCAAATCTTGTGCCCATTTAAAATACGATGTTGCGTCTGAAATGTCAATAATCTCTACAAGATCGCCAATTTGTGGTGCTAACAATATAATCTCCTAATACTAATTAGAAGCTATAGCTTTTTTGCAACCTATTTAAAAACTGGCAACCTAGCAGTGTCAAAAAGTTCTTTCATAAAAGACTTTTTAAGTCTCAAAAGTCTTTTAAACTTTGCTGCTTGGCGAACGTCCGTATATAGTGTATGTGGCCTTCTCACCTGACCATCAATAAGCTGTTCAGAAAAATCATAAAATTTGGCTTTAACGGGTGGGGTCGCCAATGCACATCGCGCAGACAATAAGCCAAGAAGAAACAAAAATAGAAAAAGTATTATTCTAACTAAAAATCTTTCATGAAGTCTTTTCAATCCATGGGCACTCCTGTTTAATGTAATTAGTCAGGAATTGACGCTACTTCTATTTTTTTATCCTCGATCATCCCTTCAAGCCACAAAGCTGTTTGTGGTATTTTCTTTCCACCCTCTCCCAAATACATTAAATTATACACCCAATACCTATCTTCAATTATAGGTTCTCCATACAGTTTGCTTTTTTCTATTTTTAGATAATAGTCTACAACCATTATCTGTTCACGACCAGGCCATGCGTTTTTAAGTCTCAGAAGTGTGCCTATCTTGTACTTCGGTTTCTTCCTCGTAAACAATAAGCTCTCCCTTACGGTTGTATGTTCCGTACTTTTTATCGTATGCTCTTTTGACTAGTTTGTCAAGTTTTTCTACGTCGAGATCATTCTTTTTTTCTTTCTTCTTTTCTTCAAGTCCTGCCCATTTGTAATGGAAGAGAGGGATGTGAACATTTGATATTTTTTTAACTTTCATTTTCATGTTTCTCTTTTAATCTTTGTATCACATTCTCATAAGATATATTCTTAACTATTTCAGCGAGTTGTTGAGTATAAATATTTGTCATATCTCCACGGTTTCTTTTTTTTGCACTCTGAATACTATTGTATAATATTGTAACACACTTCTCGGCATTAATATAATGTTCTGTTGCGGCTAAAACAACTTTCGCTGAAACAAAACTAATTGAACTTGACTTTTCCCTGAACAATAGAGCCTCGCAATCATTATCAATTTCTAACGTTGCTTCTACTACAGCATCTGCCTTAGAAGATCTCAAGTGTTTTTCTATATCGGCTTCAATTGAAAATCTGGTAAAATGTAAATTCTTTAAAGAACAATATTTATCTGAAAAATTATCAACCAATGCGTTGAACAAAGCATCAACTGGCCCGTTGCCTGTTCCCTTAATTGTTAGTTTCTTTTTACCAAACAAGAATTTGCAATTTACTTCTGTTTTTTCTTCAATGGCATCTTCTTTTATTGTGAGTTCGATAAGTTTTAAACTTATGTAATCTTTTTTTAATATACCTTTGATGATCTCGCTAACTCTTTCTCTCTGATCTTCTGAATTTGTTTTTCTTTTTATAACAGGTGGCGTCATAAAATAAATAGTTCCCACACCGGGACAGCATCTTTTGTTTCGATCTGCTTTGCTATAAAATCTCTCTGTTCTTTTCCCTTCTTACAATCACAGTATTTTCTAACAACGAGCGGAGCCTCATAAGCCAAGAAATGCCCCATCCCTCCACATTTTCTACACGTTTTCTTATGTGATTCTTCGGTCTGCATGGTCATTCCATCCGTTCAACTTATCACGAGTATCTTCAAGGTTTAATTCCTTCGGAACGTCACAGACGGGAAACAAACCATGCAAAACGAATATAACACCTCTGAGTATTAATGTTAAGCCTATAGTTCCTGCAAATTTAAAATGGCTAAAATATGTTTCATTATTTTTTTCGAGGTGTTTCACCTCGTAACTAACTCCTCAATCCTAGACAACGCAGATCTAATGTGTTCTATGTCTTTCTCAACTCCAATGAGAGCGCGGGTGTTCTTTTCGTATTCTTTAACATCTTTCTCAACGTTGTTCACCTTTTGTTCGAGATCTCCTAGATCATTACTTACCTCGGCAACAACCAAGTTCGTTTGCCAAACCCATCCAGCCAACGGCATTATAAGTATGCCGAGAACAAGAGTAAAGACTTTCCATAGATCTACATCGACTTTCATGTTGCCCCCCAGTCCTTCCTTTCCGGAAACATCGTCGCGTTACTAAGCTCGTCCAGCAAGTGTAAAACTCTTGGGCCAGTAAAACCCAAAGTCTTTAGCTTTTTCTCAAGGTCGTTGATGGCTTGCAGTGCATATGATGAATTAGAGCGTTCTCCCTGTCCACCAATCTTTTCAAGTTCCTCTTTGATGATTTGTTTAAGTTGTTGTTTGGTTAATTTCATTTTTTACATTCCTCTGGTAAATATGATTTTGGTTCTTTCTTATAAATAGCAAGTGGTGGTTGTTTCCAGCCAATTTCTGGACAATATTCTTTATGATCTTTCTTATCTTGTAAATAGAAAACCAATGCTTTTGTGTCTCTTTCTATGTCTCCGAAATCTTTTTTGGGATCTCCCATTGGAGCGAAGGCGAAGACAGCTAAAAATGTTGCTATTGGGAGTTTCATTGCGCTAATCCATACTCTATAAGATATATTGCATATCCGAGCGTACCCATAAATATAACAAACAAAATTTCGGGCGCTCTGTTCTCTATTGTTTTAAATATTTTGTACAGGGTCATCATTTTATTTCCTCCAGTGCCAATTTAACAGTATATTTTAAATTAGGAGTTGTATCATAAATATCTAATTTATCATATGAAACCCAAGCCCAATCTGTGTGTTCAAAGTCAATCTTTATATCTCCACTGTGGGACATTGAGTAATATATCATAACTTGATCTCTTTCTTCCAGTTTGTTAATGCCATTAAGATTTAGATTTGTTTCTTCTTTTGTCTCGCGAATTGCAGCATCTTTAGGACGCTCTCCTTTTTCTATGTGACCGCCGGGCAAAGCCCATTTTCCAGGCATCCAGTTTGAATCTCCAGACCTCTTCAACAAAAGAGTTTCCTCATCACTATTTAACACAACTACCATTGCTGCCTTAAATTTTTTCTTGCCCTCCATGAAACTTCTCCAACTTTCTAAAACAACCCTCACTCTTGCCACTTTTCTTCAGCCTTAACCAACGTACCTGAAATAAATGAAACTGTTCTTACTCCTTCTATTTGAACAATAAGCTTTTTTAGACTATCTAGCATCTGCTCTGGAGGGCCGTCGGACACAAATTTTATTCTCAACTTGGACGTGGTCCGCCCGCCTTGTGATTTAGACGCCCCAATATTATCAACAATTGTTACTCCACACCTAACACGAATGGAGTTTTTAAAGTCTTCAAGACCTGGCTCATCCTGAGACGTGGGAGTGTTTGTAACTAGGATAGCGTTAGCCTGCCACAAATCTAGACTTGGTTTTATTTCATTAAGTTTTCTCTTTCTCTTGGATTCGGTAATTTTGATTTTAAATTTTCTCATCTTTCTTTTTTTGGCCTCGGGCAAGCGCCTTCTACTTTCCGCAATTTGTGGTGGATTAAAAGGCGCATCAATTGCGGTGCCCGGTGGCAGATCCTGTTCATCCTGATCTGCATCATCGCCGTGGTCCAGCTCTACTCCCGAGGCAGCTATCTTCCTTGCCGCTTGATCAAGCCAATGTTCAATTCCTTTCAAGACGGAGTTAGTCAAGGCTTCTTCAAGTTTGAACTGCATGTCTTCTTGATCAAGGAATTGCAAAAATTTGACCACTGGATGAACTGCTTTGGGATCTGATAAATCTATATTTTCCCAGGCTTCATCGCCTGACAAAGTTATAATAAACCTATAAGGCAGCTGCAATACTTTTTCTTTCGGGCTCAAAGGATCGTATTTTTCTAGTGATCCGCCACCGTAGTCCGCAGCCTGGCGCGGGCCGCTATACATTCCCTTTTCTCTGTGAAGTTCCGCAAAGACCGGATGCAGGCCCATGTTCAGATCTGGAAAAATCTCTTCGCCTTCATCTTCATCTCCAAAGTCTAATACCTCTTGGCTGTAATAATAGTTTAAGGCAGTTTTCATCATGCTCTCCACCACAGTAAAGAAGGCATCTTCCATTTTATTGAAAGCATCTGAAGTTTTAAAAGTCAGTGCTTCCAACATATGCTTGATCATTTCTGGGTTGTCAGCAACTACTTTTGGTTTGACAACTTTTGCTTGAATGGTTGTATCGATTAATAAGTCTCTTCCTTCGATCTCAAAGTCAAAGTTGCTCAGTTCCACATCTTCTAATGCTTTCTTTACATCCGGGATGTTGCCTTGTGTCAGCCCATCTTCCATAGCTTTTATCGCAACCTCGTCCATCATTGTTTCCCAGTTATCGTCGTAACCACTCATGCGATCAAGGAATGTTTCAAATTGTTCGAGTCCCTCTTGCTCATCATAATCAGGATTAAAAGATATATATATTTCACCAGCTTCAGCATCTTGAACTTCTATTTCATCTGGATATATGTGGTTGCTATCTAATACAGTGTCAATGACATCTCTCACTTTGTCATCGATATCATCTTCTTCTATAAATTCGAGATCTTCAGTGTTGATTCTTGCTCCAGCGTTCCAATGTACTCGCGCATCATCATAACCATAGTCATCGAGCTGAACATTTATATATTGTAGTTCATATCCTTCAAGCTTCTCTTCATACTTTTCAATTGGAATACCAGCCGGGTTTTCCCCAAAATGATAACCGGCGGCGCTGACGATCTCGGATTCTTCCCAGCTGATCGCATCGTTGATTTGTTCTCGCATTTCTCCTGCATCAACGTCGCCCGAACTGCCTTCCAGTCCAAGTCCGTGGTGAATTACTTTTAGTTCTTTGTATGTATTATCTTCTGGCACCCCCTCCGGGCCGGCGAATTCGCCAGGTCGGAGAATCCCCGCAGCGACGCGACCTTCGCGATCAATGGCACGCGTGTCGTGGATGGCATCATAGAAACCTTTCAAATCTGGCAGTTTGCCATGTTTCCTTTTAAACTTTTTAGCTCCAGGCATATTTTTTAAAGCTTTTGCTATCAAATTATAAGTAACCGCATCCCGAAGACCGCCCGTTCCAATCTCGTCGTCGCCTGCATCAAAAACTTCTTCTGGCTCGTCGGGGTTGTCACTACTATAGACAAGAGCCAACTTTTTGAGAACACTTGCGCCCACGAAATCCTCATCGCTATAAGACCCTAAATGAGCAAAATTAACAAAGTAGAATGCCTTGCCTTGACCGCTGTAGTTATCAAAATAGTTTTGGGATTCAGTTGCTGAAATGCACCATCTTGTTCCTTGTCCAAAATAACAAGAAGCTTCGGCAGAAAGAGGGCGAACTATTGTGTAGTCCTCGGAATCAGTAGCGAGGACAGCGCTTTCTGACTTCGCCTGTTCTTCGTATTTCTTCATCATTTCAGCTTGTTTTATCTTTTGTTGAACTCCGTTAATCATGAGTTCAAAGTTTTCCAGATGATCTGGGTTTGTTGGATCCCACTTGTCTATGCCGCTCATTTTCCGCATTTCCTCTTCAGGATCTTCAGGGTCGGGCTTAACATGTATCAAACCCATCTCAACGCCTTTCTCAAAGATTATAAGTCTATCTGCCAATCTTTCGGCGCGGCTTTGAATTACGTTCATGTACCTTTCGAGAAGCTCTTCTGGATCTTCTCCGGCTGCATATCTTGGCGTTGTTGTCATTGATAGATCGCTCGTGGACGAAGGCCGCGAGACAACTCTTTTTTCCATGTACTTTGCGAGCTGATTAACCAAATATTTTGCGGACCACAGGAGATATTTATTTCTGCCAGAAGGATCTCTGCTTGACATATATTTGAGAGACAACACCAATTGCTCTTTTAATTTATCGGCATGCCCCTCTGGAATAGCATCGAGCATATCTCTCGGCAATCTTTTCTTGAAATTGGTTGCAAGCGCGACTGCGTCTTTCAGCCGACTTTCAATTAAGAGTTGTTCGGTTATGTATGCTTTCCAATTTTCAAATATAAGCTTCATTCCAATAATCCTTCGTCTTGCAGCTGTTGCATAAACAGGCGATACATATTGTGATTTTCTCTGAATTCGCTATAAGCTTCGGTTAAGGAAGTAAGAAAATTAAGACCTTCTTCGTTGTTTTGTTTACGCCAAACTTTATGTATTTCTTTAAGGCTATCAGTAGTCGCATTAAACGTTTCTTCGTCTTTAGCATGGTGCTTATTAAAAAACATTTTTGCTATTACCTTTTTTAGCTCAGGCTCAACGCCTTCTGGTTCTTGTTCCGTTTCTTCTCTTTCTTTAGCAAGCCCGGGAAAATCAACGGAATACACATTTCCTTCATCCTCCCCATTGTCTTCTTTTAAGTACTTTTGCCATTTTTCAAATAACTCTTGCATGTGCAAACCCCGCGTGATAACATACTATACCATATTAATTAGTCTTTTTGTTAGTTAATGGAACAAAAAAAGGGGCGCAAAGCGCCCCTTTCATATATTACAAAAATATATAACAACTATAGCAAAAAAGTCAACCACCTATTGAACACACAAATGAATTTTATGCATGTATTTTAATTCCATTTCGTCGACAATCATTAATTTTGAGTATGAAAGTAAAAGAGCATACTTTTGAGAATCAACAGAAATCATTTCTTCGTCTGTCTCTTCATCTATAGAAGGTGGAGTAAGAATTAAATCATTCATGATATCAACGTAACGACAAGTTATAGAATAATATTCGCACAACACAATCATTAAACCTGATTCCCAGGACTCATTGTTGTTAGAATGTTCTTGTATAAAAGACTGAGCCACTTTGTTGCGGTCCAAACAGCCAGAAATTCTTTCTAGGCAATCGTTTAGCGGAAGAAAATAATACCCTTTTTCTTCTTTCATTTTGCTTTCAATTTATATGGTATTTTGACCCTTCCGTATTTAATTCCCACTCTCCAAAAATTCTTATTCTTTCTTTGGTCAGTTGTGAATTCGGCTTCTATATACTCACCGTTTTCGTCTTCTTTAAATTTAGCTTTATATGGTGTCAACTGACCGTACAAAGGCTTTGGTGTTTTCTTGGCGTATTTTTTACGCGGTAAAGGTTTATTGAGAAAATCAACACACTGTTGAAATATCTCTTCTTCTGACAAACCTTCACTTAAATATTTTTTATAATCAACATCGATGTGAGATAAAACAATCCATTTGTCTCTCCCCAACCCTTTTATTGGTAAGACAGAATGAGAATAAAAGCCTTTTCTTTTTTTCTTATTAGAGGAGGAAATTACGCTTCCAAACTCCGAGAACTCTCTAAAATGACACTCAATCATTTGATTCTTCTGTGTCGTTTCCTTCGTTCATCTCGTCGAGTAACTCTACAAGCTCTGTATATCCTCCAACAAAGCTGTTTTCGGCAACGACTGGTTGTGTGTAAGGGGCGACGTCATCGTCCCATTGCAAAGTTTGTTCCCAAATCATTGGAACGGTTTCCCAATCGGCCTGGACTTTTACATTTTCTAGGAGGTTCAGAGCGTTATCCATATCTGTATAAGCAAAAGAACATTCTCGTTTTTTAAGCAGCTCGAGTGCCTTCTGGCAATATGGGCACGAATTTTTAGTAACCAACATATAGTGTTTTTTTAACATTTTAACCTTTTAATAATTGTTTTTCAGATGGCAAGCCTAACTTTTCTTGGATAACAGAAGGAAGACCTACAACTATAAGATCGATACCGGCTTGACCCCTATTGAGATAAAGCCTAGTGAATGACTGTTCTTTATCCAACCCCTCTACGAGACGACCTTCTAACAATAGACTTTTATAAACGCTGTCTTCGCGTAAACAAACAACGTGTTGTGGGTTAACAAAAACTTGCCTCAAAGCATGCGGGCTCTGCAGTTTTCCTTCTTCAGTATATTTGTCTGTTTTGAATATTTCAGTTAATTCTACAATCATCATATGCCTTCATATACATCTGCTTCGTCTGCAAACCAACATTCTCCATCATAATATATTTTGCAATAATTGTCAAGAGAATTATCCATCAACAAAACGTGACTTGGTTTATTTGTGGTGACATGTTTATTTATGAATAATGGCAATCCAGCATATGCCGAACCTTCTTCGCCAAACTGAATCAACCTGACACTAGATGGAATAAAAACAAGATCACCCTTTTTGAATTTACTCTTCATCATCTAGTTGTTCTTCTCTCTCTTTGTTTTTTAAAACATAGTCACCTAAGTCGTTTTCCGCGTGCAACTCAGAGGTTTCATCTTGAACCTCTTGTGATTCTGTTTTTTGACTCTCTTCTACAAGCTGTTTTAATCCAGTAAGAATATCTATGGAGTCGGAAAGAAAAACGTCAGCGCTCACAAAACTATTACGCATATCATATACTTTTTCCACGTATTCTTCTATTTTAATGTAATCAAAATCGCTTCTAAGATTACTTGCAAGGACTGTCAAGTTTCTATTGACGTCATGAATTGTTTTTCTAGCTTCTTCTAAAAACTTTGCTATCTCAATAGGTATTTCGTCGTGTTCGACTGTGTAAGAAATTTTAACCTTCATTTAAGCCTCCGATTTTCTGGTTTTTCTCAAATATCTCTCTTCACAAAAGATTGTTTGTGTTTTGCCAAGTGGCAATATTTCATAAATTTTTGCTCCCTTTGCCGCGCTCTGTACTGGTTTCATGCCCACTCTTATAATTGAGAACAGACCATCACGAACGTTAAGGGGAGCGTTTTTTCTTCCTTTAATAATTACACCAACAGAATATTTTGGTTCTGCCTGTGTAGCTTCAATAACTTTTTTTGTAAATTTGTTTTCACACATTGATCTATACTGCTTTTCCGATGGGATAAAATCAAGCTCACTCAGGATTCTTTCGGAAAGATGAGCGAAATAAGGCGGGTTGTTTTTATAATACCCAGCACAAATATTAGCTATTTCTCTTTTTTCTTCATCGTACTTAGATACCCATTCGTTGTAGCTTATTAATGTTTCTTCGGAATTTTTTTCTTCAATCTTCTTTATAGCATCAATTTGATTTTTTGTTAACTCTCCATGTTTTTCGTATAGCTCTTTTATCGAAGACAAAAAGTCTTTTGTTCCTCCAAACATCCATGGAAGCTCTAAAAGTTTGTTGATCGTTCCAAAAACTTTGTCGTCTTTGATTTTTGGTTTAGGGGTTACCTTTTTATATTTACCATAATATTTTTTAACAAACATTTTTTACAGCGCGCTTAAGGCTTGATGTATACCTAGACCAATCAATGCTGTCATAATGATCCACAATGCTTTCGAGACTTGTCTTTTAAAACTTTCCAGCTCACGAATTCTAGCGTATATGCCTTCGTCAGGGTTGTAAACAGCTTCTTTTATTTTTGCAATGTCCTCGGCCATCTCTTCTTGTTTATCTTTTACTATTTCAATATTATCCATCAATCGTTCAAATTTCCCATTCAGTTCAATAATAGCTGTTTCGGCCTTGGAGTCCATTTTTGTTCCCTCTTTTGGTACTAATAAATAGTTCAGTGTCAATGATCAGCCTCAATAATTGCATAATTTGTAGTAACCAGAGTGGACGCAGCTGATACAGCATTTTGCAAAGCAACTCTAGTAACTTTTACAGGATCGACAATTCCAGCATCAAACATATTAACAAGCTTACCAGTTTTAAAATCATGGCCATCATCACCATGCAATGACAGAACTTCATACAAAACCAAATCTGAGGCTTCTCCAGCATTGAGAGCCATCTGTTTAATTGGCTGTTTGACTGCTTCGCAGATGATATTGAATCCTGTTTTTTGATCGTCGTTATCAAATTCAAGATTTAAATTAGTAGCAGATCTAACCAAAGCAATTCCACCTCCAGGAACAATTCCTTCCTGTTGGGCAGAGCGAACGGCTTCGAGCGCATCCTCAACTCTATGTTTCTTTTCAATCATTTCAACTTCGGTTAACCCACCGACTCTAACAATAGCAACACCACTAGCTAATCTGGTGATTCTTTCTTGTATTTTCTCACATTCATAAAGAGATTCAGTTTGTTCCAACTCAATCTTTAAGCTTTCAGCTCTTTGTTCCAGATCAGACACATTACCAGCGCCTCCAACAACCGTTGTAATATTCTTGGTAATGTCTACTGTTTTGGCCGTTCCCAAGTTAATTAGTTTTGTATCTGTCAACTGTATGTCCGATTCCCTTGAAACAAAAGTTGCCCCAACTGATGTTGCCAAGTCCTTAAGAATGTCTCTTCTTTCCTCGCCGTAACGAGGAGCTTTCACGGCAACAAGTTTCATTGTCCCACGAATAGCGTTCATGATAATTGCTGCCAAAGCTTGTCCTTCTATATTTTCACAAACAATCACAAATGGCCTGTTCTCTCTCGCAACAACTTCAAGAATAGGCAGCAACTGGTCAACTGCTTCAATATCATAGTCGGTCACCAGAATAAGAGGGTTATCATATTTGACTGCGCCGCGTCTTTCATCTGTAATAAACTGAGGAGACACATATCCTGAATCAAATCGAAAGCCCTCAACAAGATCTAAACTGGTTTCAATAGAGCGTGCCTCTTCAATGGTTATCGAACCATCCTTGCCAGCTGCGTCTACAGCTGTCGCTATTAATTTTCCAATCGTTTCATCTCCGTTTGCAGAAATTGTTGCAATATGTTCGATGTCTTCAACGCTTGAAATAGGCCTTGCAAGGCCCTCCAGTCGCTCTACAATCGCCGCAACTGCTTTGTCCATGCCCCTCTTCATCTCTACAGGAGAAGAGCCAGCCACAACGTATTTCTGTGCTTCTCGTAGCACTGCCTGTGCCAAAACAATAGAAGTTGTTGTGCCGTCTCCGCATTCTTCAGCGGTACTTGCAGCGACCTGTTTAATTATTTGCGCGCCGGCGTTCTCAAACGGATCTTCCAATTCAACAAATTTTGATATAGTAACACCATCTTTAGTGACAATCGGATTATAACCTTTCTGATGCAGTATTACATTTCGGCCACGTGGACCAAGTGTTGAAGCTACATTATCAGCGAGCAACTCTACACCTTTCAGAATTTTCTCTTGTAGCGAAGACCCCGAATCATATTTTCTCGACATATTCAACCTCTTTCTTTATACAGTATATGATATTATACAACAAATGTCAAGTGTTTTTTTAAATTATTTTTCGACTTCACTCGTCAGTTCTTTCGCATGCTCAGACAGTTGTTCGGCTGACTCAGATGCTTTGAACGCATCTCCAGTACGATTTTGCATGTAATACCCATTAATATAACGAGTAAATCTTTCCAATTCTTCATAGATGGGCGCACAGCTTTTTGCAAGAGTAGAACTATATTTTTGTAATGTTCTCAAAATTTTACGCCGATTAGGATCAATTGTGCCATATATTGTACTATAAGTTCGAACTGAAACAGGCCTGATCTCAAACTGTGTTTTCAAGCGAATACTCTCAAGTGTTTGTGCCCATTTTATGACCGATTCTGCGCTCCCATCTTGAACCATATCATTGAGGTATCGTACAACGTCCGACTCAACATACTGATCACCGCTTTTATTGGCGCCGTACCACCTTTGAATGTGTTGGGGTGCTTCGTGCACCTCATAGGACAAAGCCTCTATTGATCTATAGTAAGCACTTAGACGTTTGATGGCGCCAATTTTAGCTATTTCAACAGACGCGTGGGACGACACTTGCTCATCTTCAGAAAAAAACTCAGCTTCAAGTTCTGAACTTATCACAAGCTCTTCTAAATTTGGTGGCATACCAAAATCAGCTTTAGCCCACGAGGCAAAAGATTTTTTTCCTGCAGGGCTTAACATAATTTCCGCTGTTTGGGGAGCGCCGGCTCGAGAATATGAAGGCCTCTTCACAACAGACTTCCACTGGCCTTCGTTTTTCCAATCATAATTAAATTCAACTTCACTGGGGTTCAAGCCAAACATAGGAGCGCGGCTGCGTAAAAAAGCATTTTCCCATCGTTGCTTGTTTGCTTCTAAAACCTCTGGAGATTCCAAGTGTTCTCGCAACTCTATATTTTCTGAAGCAAGTGAACTAAAATCAAAATATCTTTCTTCAATCCAGAAGAAAAAATTACTAGGCCTGATGTTAAAAGAATAAAGGTCTAATTTATTTTTCCTTGTTTTTGTCGCAACAATATACTCAATGCCTTTCTCCTCTGCCACAGCTGCAATTTCCGGCTTCATAAAAAAGCCCAATAAATTATCCAAACTACCGTCTATTGTTACCGAGTGTTTGAGTAATTTGAGACTAACGGGTTGGCCAGGATCACCGGTTTTCGGATCTATGAAGAACCAGCAATCTTCAATTGGCAGTGTGCCGCCAACCGTGTCTGTTACCTGCTCACCTTGAAGAAGTCCTGATAAAAACGCCTCAAACAAAAAACCAGCTGTCGACGGATTGAAGTCATCTAGCGTTTCTTGCAGCATTTTGAGGGCTCCGAGGGCGCCCATAATTTCTGAAATTTTTGCACCACTATCCGGTTCTCCATTTACGATTGTGTTGATAGAGTCTATTTTTTCTGCAAGAGTTTTACCTCTAATATTTCTCGTGATATATTTTTGAAAATTTTGTCTTTCATCAGTGCCCATTTTGCCAGATTGCTCGGTGGGTGCTTTGAACGAATTCATCGCAGTCTTGTAGAATTTCGCTCCACTAAAATTTAACTTTTCACTCTCTCCGCTGCCCTCAGTGTCAATATTTTCACCTTCTTCAGCTTCGTTCTCTACAACTAAACCATCCATCTGTTGCTCGACCATCTCTAGAAGTCTTTGAAAGTTAAGCATTTTTTTGTTAAATCTTTTTTCGATTCTTTCTTTAATATTCATGCTTATAATTAGTCTCTATCAAACGATTTCGTCTGCTATTCCTAATTCTACAGCTTCTTCTGCTGTGAAATAGATATTCATTCTCTTTGCTAAAAGCTTTTTAATATATTTCTTGGTCATTTTTGTCTCATCTTTCAAACAAGCAACCAATCTATCTTGTGTCCATTTGGCTTCTGCCATTTCGTTTTCAAGGTCTGAGATGTTTCCATGCTGACCAGACTGAACACCATGAAGCATAACCCTGCAATTTTTTCCAATGCGTCTCTGTCCTTTTGTTCCAGCCGCTAATAGTAAAACACCTGCTGACATGACTTTGCCAAGACCCAAGGTGTTGATATCGCAGTCAGTTCTAACCATCCGCATTATATCATAAATTGAAAACATATCAACAGCACTACCTCCCCAAGTCGACACGATAAATTTTAACGGCTCGTAAGTAGTAGTAACTTCTGATTCAGGATCTTCTGGGTCTGAAAGTTCCTCTTTTTTTCCCATTTCTTTTAAGGCCATTAAGGAATAAGTTGTCTCAGCAGCATTTTCTTCAGTGACTTCGCCATATAAACCAATCAGCCTAAGTTTTGCCGGCTCGGCGTTCATATCATTCAGCATCAAAAATTGTGAAAGATCTGTTGCTATTTCTTCTTGCTCTTCTTCTTTCTGAGGTGTCTCAGTTTCAAATTTGCCCAATTACTTCTCCTAGTTAATTTTTTTTGTTTTTCCGTTTCTATTAAGTTCTTTCAACTCATATGGAAATGCCTTTGCCCACTTGATCCAAGAATTTCTATCTTGAAACGATCTAACAAACAAACGCAACTCTGCTTTGCCACTTTTATGCCACCCGTACCCAACTTCTTTCCAGCCTTTTAACTCTGCTAATACTTTTTTTCTTTCTTTCGCAGATAAATCTCCTTCAAGTTGAAGTTTATAAGTGGGTTGTCTATCTTCATTGATAAGCTGTTTCCAAACGGTAATTCTCATTTCCTTCTCCATAATATACATGCTCCTATATTACAATAAAAAGAAAAAAAAGTCAACTGTTTTTTTTAAATTGATCTTTAAACTCTTTTTTGGCCTCTTTCCAACTGTTAAATTTCAAGAGGTCTCTGTAATATCTAGGCCAATGAGTTTTCAAACGCGATATTATTACTTCTTTCCAAATGTTTATTGCCTGCTTGTCTTTTTCAACTTGCACTTTTATTTCTTCTTCATCTAGTTCTGCAGAACACATATGTGCATGCTTAAGGCTTAATGCTTGATTCAAGTCTTCTTCTAGAATAGTCAATAATTTAAGAATGTCGCCCTTCAGCGAATTCATAAAGGAGTACATATGTCCGTAGTTTAATATAGAAGAAATTATCCTATAGGACATGACTCCCATAACAAACCACAGAAACTGATCCATGCCATCAGGCATCACACCCTCTTATTTTTTAGCAGAGTTAAAAATTCTTTCAACGATTACGTCAGAAATCGCATCTATTTTATTTTCTTTCACTTGCTGCCGCGCAGCTTTCTCTCTTTCTTGAAGCATGCGGTAAGCGATGCGATGAGTAAGCTTCTCTAGAAGATCTTCCTCGGGCGGCAGTTCTTCCTCTTCGGGAGGCAGCCCTAGATCGGACATTGGCCCTTCTAGTTCGGGCTCGAGACCTAAATCTTCTTCCCCTTCGCCTTCGCCTTCTGTGTCTACATCAACAGAAACATCAACACCATGTTCATCTGCCCAAACCTCTACGGCATCGCCAACTTTTGACAACAGATCAGCCAATGCTTCAGTTTCACAAGCCGCCGCCGGCTCGTCGAGTTCTTCAGGTTCACCCAAATCTTCAAGATCACCTAAACCACCTAAATCGTCATCACGATCCATCGCAAGTCCCGATCCTTCGTAGCGTTCTGTCGAATCTGTCGGTGGTGCCACTTCTTTAAGTGCCTTTTGCCCTTTTTCTTGGGTTTCTTCCCCTACAACTTCTTCTTCAGTTTCTTCCTCTGCGAGGGGTTCTTTTTCCTCTTCCTTTAGTTTGTCAACAAAAGTTTCCGCTAGAGGCTCAATTGAAGCCAGCTTCATAAAACGACGAATCGTGTTCTCTTTGAGAAGTGTTTTCTTATTACTCATTGGTGTTCTCCTATGATTCTATGAGTTCACAGTTTAAAATAAATAGTACCTCGACACACAAAAAGTGCATTTAATCGTCAATTAATTCTGCTTCTTTTAATTGTAGTTTTATTAATGCTCGATCTTGGATTTGTTTGACTCTAACGAAGCTTATATTCAGTCTTTCCGCCACTTCTCTCAGTGTCATAGCTCCATTTTTTTCTACTGCGATCAAAGTACAGTTTAAATCTTTTTTGTAAGCAATCCAGTATTTGCATTTTTTCAACGGGCATTTATAATTATTTTTCACACATTCCGATGCACATTTCTTCATAATTCTGAATGTTCCTCTTCTAATAAATCAAATATACTCTCCACTTCAGTAGAGTTTAAAGCAAACTGCTTCTCCAGAACTCGCCCTTTTTCAACCAATTGTTTAGACTTCTTTCTATTTGTTATACTTTGGTTCCCTTTTTGATCTTTATACTTATCAATAATTTTCATCATATTTTCATCCTTATCAATATATTTTCTCATTACCAATCTAAAAAACTCGTTTTGTCGCAAGCCATCGTAATGTAACCTGATCTTCAAATCGGCATGTTTTTTATCAAAATCTTCAAAACAAACTTGCTTCTCCGCTTTTCTAAATTTATGAAACATCACGCTTTCTCTGGGAAATTTAAATAAGCAAACTCTCCAAACAGTTCCTTTGCTTTTTTGTCGCGTGCCATGGCAGCTTTTTTCTTGGTGTCAAACGTTCCAATATGGTATTTTTTTCGTCTATGGCTGATGGTGGCGATGAACTTCCCACTCGGTGCCTGTGAAACACCTACGTAGCCGGATTTGTTATTTGATGATTTACCTCTATTCCTATTATTTTCGGCTGAAGTGCATATGCGAAGGTTTGATTTCCTATTATCTAGAGTGTCTCCGTTGATATGATCAGTTGACATACCCTTTGGAGTGTTCATAATCATTCTTTGAATTTCAATTGTGTATTCGCGGAAGCCGCGCGGGTGACCATAGCGGGAGAGGCCTGCTCGGCGGTCGCCTTCCGGGTGAGGAACATTAGTTCGAATATAAAATTTATTTTTTTTACATACGCGCCAAGTGTATTGACTTATCCTACCCCAATCTTCTGCATCGATCAAGACGATGAACTTGCCATGTCTTCTGCTTTCGATTATAAATTCTCTTGTATTTTCCATTTTATCTCCTCAAGATATGTGTTGAACTTTCATGCTGGCCAGCGGGTGTCTGCTGTAGAAATGTTGCTCTCGACTGAAATTCTCGTAAATCTCGGGCACCAGTATAAGAAAACCCGCTTCTAACATTCCCAGCGATGTCCCGAAGAATATCAGCCACCGGGCCTTTATATGGAATTGTAGTTGATATGCCTTCAGGAGAAGATGACTGCCCTCTCCAATCCATCTGCGCGGATCTCGAAGCCATTCCTCTATACACCTTATACTTTTTATTTCCGCTTGTAAATATTTCTCCCGGAGATTCATCAGTTCCAGCCAACACTGAGCCAAGCATAACAAAATCTGCCCCTGCAGCCAAAGCCTTTACAATATCTCCACTATTTTTAATTCCACCATCAGCAATTAATTTCGCATCTCTATCCGAATACGAACAATCATGTATTGATTGAAAAGTTGGGACGCCATGGCCAGTATTAATTCTTGTGCTACATATGGAGCCACCCCCAATTCCAACTCTGATACTATCAGCTCCCCAATCTGCCAAATCATTAAAAGCTTCGAGAGTGGCAACGTTGCCAGCCATCAAGTGGACTTCACTTCCAAAAACGTCTCTCAACGTTTTAAGCGCGTTTTTCACCAAAATATGATGACCGTGAGCAACGTCCAAACATAGGTAACGAACTCCAGCATCAACTAAAGCACATGCGCGTTCTTCGTATTCTCCAGTCACCCCAATTGCTGCAGCTGTAAAACATCGCCTCTTCTTAACAAGAGCAACCTGTTCCTCAATTGTGTTATATCTATGAAGCACACCCAATCCGCCTTCGTCATACATGGTCCACGACATTTCGTCTTCAGTGACTGTATCCATTGGACTTGATATAACTGGCAACTCCAAATATGCTGTTTCACTTAAGTGGTTTCCTATATCAATCTGACCTCTACTCTCTATATCTGAGTATTTTGGTTCTAACAACACATCATCAAAACTAAGACTGTTCTGCATTTATATCCTCTTTCAAGTTGTTCACTAAACTGCATGCTCTTGTCCAGCATTCTGGGCAATAAAGATTAATCCTGTCTTGCTTCTCTCGAACAACAACATACCATGATTGTACCATATCCTTGTTGTTCTTGTCAAACGCTTTTTCACAAACAAGACACTGATCTTCGAGTTGTGAAAACATACTTATTTTTTCCTTTAAATCTCTTTCAGATTGTTTTTTCTTGTTTCTTTTTATTGCACGTCGTATTTTCCCTTCAACTTTAGTCATCTAGCCTCCAACGTTGATATACCGACAGCGCCGCCCATTGCGCCGCAGCCATATAAATTTTTAAAAACAACGATAGCTGACGGGAAGGGAGCAGAGTTATTACCGGCATTATCATTTTTAAATTTAAGCCGGCCTTTAATAAAACTTATTTTCCAAGCTCTCATACAATATTGATGCCAATATTTTGTATCTGTTCGCGAAGGTATCAGGCAGACTACTACCGTATTTGGTTTTTGTCCCTCCTCGTAAGCCTTCTTGATCCATTTTTTAATATCTCTTCCATATGGAGGATTCATAAAAACCTTTTCACCTTCCCAGCTTTTATTAAGCCCATCGTCCTCCTCAGTGTAATATTTTTCACACTTCGCAGTCTTGCTAGTAGCGCATGGATCCAGAGTGAATCTATAATCAAGATTTAGATAATCATACAATTTTTGTGGAGTCTCCCACTCTGCAGACTTGGAAGAGAACATTGTTTGTTGTGTTTCTTTGTTCATATTAGCCCCGTGCTCCCAAAACCCCCATCAGATCTTTCAGTGTCCAAAAGCGATGGATCGTAATTGGTTTCAACAGGTTCACAAACTATAATTGGAACCAACACGGCTTGTGCAATTTTTTGCCCGGGTTGTATAGTTTGTGTTGAACCTCCAATGTTGTGGAGGTTAACAAAAACTTCGCCAGTATAACCAGGATCAACAACGCACGCACCAACAAGTAATTTCTGTTTGTGGGCAATCCCAGATTTATTTTTTATTTCCAACATGTGGTTTTTCGGAACCACAACTTTTAACCCTGTTGGCACCAAGCAAGATTCTCCTGGTGGGATTCTATATTCCCCTTCCGGTTTCCAATAGCAATCGGGGTATTGAACAGGATCCGGACAATAAAACAAATCCACCCCTGCATCAATTAAATGAGCGCGTGATGGAAGTTTTGCATCTGGTCTAATTTTGTAAAATTTAAGTTTCATCATAACTCCTTTATATCATTAAATTTTATGATTGTCAACATGTTTATCTCCATAAACAAAATTTCTCTTGTTTAGACAAAAAGGATCATTAATATATTTTGCAATGATTTCGTACTCTCTTTCTCTCATGTCTAATTCATATCCACTTTCAAACTTTTCAAGCACCTCTACTTCTATATCTTCTCGTGTATATTTTTTGTCTCTCAAATATTCTGGAAGACTCTCTTTTTTATCTCTTGGATCACTAAAATGTCTATACAGGCGCTCCTGGATCCCGCGCGTAGTTGAACCAATGTAATACCTTTTGTCTGGACATATTACTTTATAAATAATGTTTTCTTTAAGCCCGTTGCGATATTGCCTGTGTTGTTCAATAATATACTCCTTGTTTTTGTGATAATGTTTTTTTTGTCTCTCAGCAATTGCTTCTTTGTTCTTTTCGCGGTATTGTTTTCTTTGTTTAGAAATTTTTTCTCTATTTTCTTCGCGATATTGTTTATTTTGTTCTGCTAATGTTTCCTTGTTTTCTGCCCAATATCGTTTGTTGTGTTCAGTAATTTTTTCTTTGTTTTTTTCACGATACTGCTTGCTATATTCTGCTGATTTTTCTTTGTTTTCGTGGTAGTATCGTCTTGAATATTCAAGAAGTCTTTCTTTGTTTTTTTCACGATACTGTTTGTTATATTCTGATTTTTTTTCTTTTTTTGTTTTCATCCTAACAGTCTCCAATTATGTCTTATCGATCTCGAAGAAAATCCCCACTGCTCATCGTAATCAATTTTGCACATATATGGTCGATTGATGTGAATTGTGTCTCTTTCCCGGACTCCCCAACATCTAATAGTAGTTTGGTTGCTTGTCGAATCAATTACGTTAACGATCCAATATTCCTTTCCGCTCTTCGTTCTTCTTTTAATGATCTCGCGTGGAACGAACCAGACAACTTGAAGATCAGAGTCGAATTCAGCAATCGGGGGAACAAGATATTCTTCTAGTTTATCTTTAACGTTTTTATTTAGTACGAGGTCCATTGGGAAAACCCCAGTCAAGTTTGCCTTATTTGCGATCCTCTCCTCAACTGTAAAATCTCCCTCTGGCCTGTAAAGTTCAATATTTTCGTTTAGTCGCTTTTCCTTTTTAGGCCGGTCCACAACTACAGCAGACCAGAAATGTTTCATTCCAGAGAACCTGCTGTCAATCAGGCCATCCAAAGCCCCGCTGCGAACAAGAACATCTAATGCTTTTTTATTTAACTTACTGTAGATGATATCGGGATCAAACAACAGTTCTTCAGCTGTATTAAAAGGGCGATGCTGAGTTATTTGTTCAATTGCTTTGTCTCCTAGTCCTTTGATCGATGTTAACGGCTGAATGAGTGTTTTGCCGTCTTTGGAAATTTCCCAAACAGATCCGGAAGAATTAATGTCCAAGGGCTGAATTTTGAAACCCATTGACTTAGCAATATTGATTGCTTTTTCTTTTCTGGTTTCGGGTTCTTTATCAAGAAAAGCTGCAGTCCACTCAGCGGGATAGTAGTTTAACAACCAGGCGCACTGGTAGCTCAAAATACTATAGCTAACTGCATGAGACTTATTAAATCCATAACCAGAAAAATATTCAAAATTTTGCCAAAGCTGTTCTGCTTGGTTATGCGACAGTCCTTTTTCTAAACACCCGTCAACAAACTTTTTATAAATTTTGTTTTTCTTTTCTGTTTCATCTCCAGTCCCTTTCTTGGTTAAGTACTTTCGCAGAGCATTGCCTTCGTCGAGAGAAACATCCTTACCAAGCTTGTGAGCTAATAAAGCGATTTGCTCTTGAAATATTAAAAAACCATAAGTTTCTTTTGTCACATCTTTTACGAGTTTGTGAATATAGTTAATGCCGTCAGGATCTTTCTTTGCTACTACGTAAGACTTATCTACGTTAGCGCCAAGAGGGCCCGGCCGGTAAATTGAAGTAATGGCTGAAATATCAATTATATTTTTTGGCTTTACTTTTTTACAAAAAGCTTGGGCACCTGACTCAGTGAATTGAAAAATTCCAGTCCATTTTCCTTTTTGAAAAACATTCTTATATACACTTTGGTCGTTAAAATTAATGGTATCAGGGTGAAGCTTTTCATTATAAAATTTCTTGACGTCCTGAAATGTCGGATCTTCTACTCCACAATGTCTTTTAAGAACATGCCGGATCGCGCCTTCAATCATTCTCAAAGCCGCTAGACCAAGAATGTCAAACTTAATAAAACCAAGTGGCTCAAGGTGTCTTACGTTTTGCCCTTCAGACCACGGAGTTTGTCTAACTCCCCCGCTGTTTACAAGCGGCATCCACTTATCTAAATCTTCGCCAACTACTACTCCGCCGGCATGTCTAGACACGCTTTTAACTTGTCCAAGTAAAGCATCGATATGAGTTTTAACGTGTGGATATTTATCAAGAAATCTTTTTAGAGTTTCCGAGTACTCCATGACTTCATCAAAAGTCGGTACATAAACACCTGATTTAATGCCATGCTTTTTCTTGGCTATAGGAGTTGCTTCAAAAATCATTTTGCCCGTCACACTATTAACTTCCGCAAACGGGATATCATAAAATTTTGAAACATCTTTAACTAACGAACGAAGTTGAAGAGTGTTATAATTAGAAATAGGAGCTACCGTGTTGGCGCCCCATTCATCAATTAGCATCTCTTTAATCTCCATGGGCTCAGCAACATCATAATCAATATCTGGGTAGTCCACAGCATCTCGTCTCAAAAACCTCGAGAACAAAAGCCCATGTCGAATAGGATCAACTTGTGTAATATCTAAGACATAAGCAACAAGAGAGCCGGCTGCCGAGCCCCGGCCTGGACCGGTAAGCTGCACCGAACTAGCCTTGTCGGATATCGCTTTCATTGTTAAAAAATATTTTGCAAATCCGCGATCCCGAATAACAAAAAGTTCTTCTTTGAGTCGATCTACATAATTTGATTTTTTATCAAGATTTTTGTCTTTCAATCCTTGCAGGCAGCTCTCAGTTAAAGCCTGAATATCTGTTTTGCCAGCTGGTACAACAAAACTTGGAAGCCTAACTTCGTTATCAGGCATGAAGTTTTCAATCAGATCATGAGCAATATATTCTGTTCTTTTGATCGAATCTAAGACAAGACTGTCATCGTAATCGAAACCTACTTCTTTTGAGTATTTGTGGTAAGACTCCCACATTTGTTCCCCGTTTTTTGGATATAACTCATATCCGATCTCTTCAACTCCGGAAGGAAGTTCTGCAGACATATATTCCGGAAGACCTCCTTTTCCCATCCACCCAATTCTTTTATAAAGCTCCCTATCTTTCCAGGCATCAG